CATTTTTATAAACCCAACCACCATCACCAACCCAATGATATAGTGTGTGGACAGGCAGGGGACTGTCGCTACCTTTAATATCTAGAGGTATGGTCGTTTTCAAGAGTTTTTCTTCCGCGATTTTGTTAAATTCCGTTATCAATTTTTCGCCTTTTACTGGGTCCTCACCTTCAATAACCACAACATTGGAAGCAGTATCAATCACTTCTAATTCTTTGTTCAGATCGCCTAGCTTTATCGAAACATTTGCAACCTCGACTTTTGAATTGTCTTCTTCTTTTATACCATAATATACCAAATGACCTACGATTTGGTTTTCTTTATTTTCCGCAATACCATACGCGCCGGCGCCACCCATTTTGAAGGTTGGGGAAAAATATGCGTATACAAAAGTTTTGTACTTTGGTCCCCCCTTCAACTCATCAAAATGTTTCTTCAAGAATTTAAAATCAGCCTGGGATTCAGCCCCATGCAAAACTTTGTGGTTTTTGAGTTGTTCGTTTAATTTATCTGTTATCATTATAAATTAAGAACAGATTAAATTATTAATTTAACGCAGTTAAACTTCCTAAATTATACATTGTCAAATACAATAGTGTAATTTATATAAAGATTCTATTTCAATAAATATATGCAATTTTATTGGATATTAACATCCCATATAGTTTCTATTTTACCAATAGGACAATGTTTATGGACATTTAAAAATCATAAAACATATGATTCTTTGTTGACATTTTTACATTTAGCCTTTACAGTTTTCTTTTCTATTTGCTATCATACGGATGATTATTCTGATATTGAGGTCCCTCTTAATTCAAGACCACTTTGGACAATTTTAGATCATTGGAGTTCAAGTATCTGTATAGTAGAGGGCGCCTTTTACGGATTAAAAGTAAGGGAACCTGTAATTTATATTATGTCATATGCCTCCGGAACTATTTTATTATTTTTAAAAGTGGCGGATCAGAAGTTTGCATCACATTTTTATGTATTTTTGAGCATTTTCTTTACAATGATTTTTAAATATCGAATTACATTAAAGTATTTTAAAAAATATTATATACGTTCTTTAATTGCATTATCTTGTGGAAGCGTTGCTACATATTCTATATATGCTCCAAATTTTGGATATGATTATGTGACGTGGCATCCGATATGGCATACATGTATATTTATTACATCATTTATGACCAATTCTTTACGACATTCATATGACAAAGAACTGTTGGATAAAGCGGAATATACAAGAACTGCATCTGACTCCATTTAATTAATTACAAATAATTAAATTGTAATTAATCGAATTTACCTATTGACCGCCACGTAGCCGAAGGACTAAATGAAGCGTCGCCTCCTTTTGAATATTATAGTCGGTAAGCGTTCTACCGTCTTCCAATTGTTTTCCGGCAAAAATTAAGCGTTGCTGGTCTGGCGGAATTCCTTCCTTATCCTGGATCTTGGCTTTTACATTTTCAATAGTGTCACTTGGTTCAACATCTAATGTTATAGTTTTTCCTGTCAAAGTCTTCACAAATATTTGCATTTATAATCTACTAATTCAAAAAATGTTTAAGTCAATTTACATATATTTATTACATTTACATGACAATATTAACACCTTCTGGTGTAGAGATTCGATGATCTTCGTCAATGGTATTGTATGTTTTTGGAATTTTCATGTAGGCACTATTTGCTCGCTCATCTTTTACAGATATTGTTCCGACGTTGTAGGCGGAATATAATTTCATAGTTACTAACATAAAAAATGAGATAAAGGTTGTTAAAGTATTTGACCCAGCGTAATTTTGATATACGATTGTGCCGGATACAGCAAAATTAACAACCATTAAAAATAATGCGATATAAACTACTTTAATATATTGATTGTTTAATTTATTCATTTGTTTTTTAAACGCTGGATAGGTTTCAATTTCTAGATCTAGATTTGTATTTGATTTTTCTTCATCAATGTCTAAATATTTGATGCACCAGTTTTCGCGTTTTAATTCAATAAAATACAATGTACCAATAGACGCAAATGTCACAAAGTTACATGCATTTGCACCAACTCTTAATTGTTCAGTTGCCATAAAATTTTCAGTTGCCGTACATAACTGATCACCGCACTGTTGCGGAACAAATATAACTAAGAAAGTTCCCATTATAATTTTATAAAACTCAAGAAGCATATAGAACGCAGTCATAATACGTTGCTTGGAATCAACGTCTAATTTCATTATATAATAACTAGAGATTGATTATAATAGTAAGTAATATGACATAAGACCGCCAATAATAGCAATATTTTTCATAAAATAATTTTTCTGACCTGGAAGTGTAGGGAAATGATAAATTAATGTTGCAAAAAATGTAAATATGATGAGTGTAATAATAGAAAGTTTAGCCAAATTATTACTTGTATAATTAAATATATTACCTACTATGATCAAAGGAGATATAAATTCAATTATTATAGCTCCAAAAATAGCTAATTTAAAAAAGATAGTTGGTAAGAATTTTAAATTTATCATATTTTTCATTCCCAGTGTAGTTGCATTAAAATTAGTTATTTTACTAATGCCTGAAATAGGGAAAATAAATATAAGAAGTAAGGCTGCTACAAGATTCTTCATGTATTATATAATTTGATTTTTTTTTTCAATTTCATTGTAAGTTTTTTTCTACTAGAATTTACATATTCAGTATTTGATATAAAATTTAAAAATAAGACATTCAACTTATCTAAAATAAAGGGTAGTTTTCTTTTAATATCAATTATCAATGCAACTCTAAACCCTGTACTTTTCTTTTGTACTTCATGAAAGTGTGTATCATCAAATAAAAACCCGTCCTTTTCTCTCCAAAATAGTTTATTATCACCTTTAACTTTAAGATAATCTTTAATATCGTTACTACTAAAAAGTGTATAATGATATCTTAAAATTCCTGCATAAGGACCTCTGTGTTCGGGTATTTTCTTTTTGCCCTTAATAATACTATAAAAACAAGTATAAATATTATCATCATCAACTAATTTTGTAAGCAAAGGAAACTTATCTTCATTAACATTACCATAGTATTTAATGTTAAAATAACCATATTTATTATTTGTTTCATGAAATTCGTTTGAAAAAACACCAGGATTAATTAGTTTATATTTTGAATAATTTCTATTAAATTCATCTAGTAGTTTATCATGATTAGCACATAGTTTCTTATGAATGGTTAAATTTTTATACTCAAATATGCAATTATTATCAATAGATTTATAAATACTATTTAGCAAGCCCATAATTATTATAGGAAAATTTTTATAATAGCTAACAAATTTGTAAACAGGTCTTTGTTGTCGATTAATTTCAGTCAATATAAATCCTATAAGACCTAAAATAATGAAAATATAAAGAATCATTTATTATAAAGAATAAAAAAAATTTATTATATTTACTTAATATATAATGCCAGGTTATATGACAGGATCTCGTAAACGCAAATCGCGTGGAAAGCGCAAACGCACTCGCACTCGCAGGGCGAAGACTCATCGCAGAAAGAAGCTTCATAGAAAAAGAACCAGAAAGGTTCAAAGAAAGCGAAGACGTAAAAGAAAGCGTTAATATAATTATTTAGATTATTTACTAAATTATTATAAGCATTTTATTCCATTACCATTGGTATATTTTTTTCGAAACACCAAGCAGCTACTAAGCACATTTTTTCAAGACCAATTTCACCTTTCCCTGGCCTTTCGTGTCTATCCTTTTTACAATCGCACTTTCCTTTCGAATCATTGAAATGTACTAAAACGATGCTTTCTGGAAATTCTGAATCCCAATCCAAAATAAATTTAATAGGATCGTGACCAGCAGCAAATACGTGACATGTATCAATGCAAATTTTAATTTTTTGTTTTTCTTTTTCTGTAAATCTTTTATAGAATTTTTTTAATTCCTCAAACTGCCAACACGTCTCAGACCCTTGTCCAGATGTTGTTTCAAGCAGCAAAGGACAACTTGTTGAAACACTTTTCAAAACTGTAATCAAATTATTGTACATATTATCAAGAGCTTCTCCAATATCCATTTTGCATGATTTTCCACAATGCACTACGACGCCTTTAAATCCCATATGCATTCCGTTATTAAATTCCCATTGTAGACAGGGAAGTGCTTTTTTTCTGAAATCTATTGGTGCCCAGCATAAATTTACTAAATACAGTGAATGAATAAATACATTTAGATTATTTTCAGTTATAAATGTTTTGGTTTCATTATAGTCTGTCAAAGTGACTCCAGGTCTTCTCCACCATTTTGGTGATCCGGAAAATAGTTGAACTGGCTTGGTTAGATTTTCGGGTTTGGTTTCATAGAATGCTCGTAAGGATCTAATAAAACTACCTGATTTGTGGATATGCGTTCCTATATTCATGGTTATATTGTGTGTTAAAACAAAAAGTTTTTAAAATTTATTCAATTTTATACACACAATGATTTATTTACATTGCCAATACATAGGGTATCCTTGAAAACGCATGTCCCATCTTTTATATGTTAAAGTGTCTGGGATTTCATAATTTTCATAATCTTCTCCTCTTGTATTGCCTCTACTTAAAGTCTGAACACAATAATAATCTTCCAGATAACGATCGAAGTATTTTGTCAGGAGTTGATTTCTTATTTCGTCGTATTCTGTATATTTTGCCGGTGTTATGAGTTTGTTAACTGTATTAAGTTTTTCAACTCTTTCAGCGACTATATTATGACTACAATCACGTTGTGTAGCTGGGAATTCTTGAAATCTCCATCCATATTTCCAGTAAAATCCAATTACATTTTCCATAGCATTTAATTTTAAATATTGATAACCGCCCTTTATACCAACTCTTTTCAGACAATCCAACATATCTTTACCGCTTTTGACTTTAACACCGTGTCTTTCCTTTACAGCGGAAGAGGGTTTTCGTCGCAGTGAAATATTGCCGATAATTTCTAAAGTATAGTATTTGAATTCTAAGGCAGGCATTCCGTTATGCGGATAAGTATGTTCCTCTCCAATACCATCGGTGGATACTGACGCTAGTCCTCTCAACGATTGTCTTTTACCATTTTTAGAGTCAAAATTAAGTAGTATAAATTTAGGAGGTGAATTATAATACTCTTTTTCGTCTGGATCTTGGGTTCCGAAAATGGCTTCTCTTACAAAATCACGAGGAATGGGTAAGAACATTTTATAATTTACGTATTTTTCTAGCAATTTTATTTGTTTTTTTGACCAACGTTTACCCCTTCGCGTAATAGAATAAAAGTTGTCATTTAATTTGCGCATTTCTATATTTTCTTCGGATTTTAAATCAGATATTTTTCTGTACGGTGTACTTTGTTGTTTAAAACATAATGCTCCCATCATATGGATAGTTGATAATTGTTAATGTAGTTTGTAATCAAATTACAAAATATATTAGATTCAATTTTTTTATTACTTATTGCACGGGCATATGACTAGATACATAATCTGCTACATGACTTGGATTAATTTTATGTTGTTTATTTTTAGTTCTGTGTTTATTTTTTCTGACATTTGACGAGGCATCATCATAGTCAGAATCATAGTCAGAATCATAGTCAGAATCATAGTCATCTTCTATTGATCCGGGATAATAGTCTTCTTCTCGTCTTTTTTTATTTCGGTGGTGTTTTCGCCGTGGAAATATCGCTAAATCTCTACCGTGGGCAAAAAGGTTATAAACAATTACAATAAGAATCAATACTAAAACTAATATTATTAATGCATCAACAAAGCTCATTTATAATATATAAGGATATTTTTAGAAATGAAATCTACGACGGTGACGCGGACCATATCCCCTTCTAAATCGAGGGCCCCATCCCCATGATCGTCTCAAAGGTCTAGCCAAACCGGTTGGAATATTCCATACTGGATACTGTCGATTAACATAAACAACTTCTGATTTATGATTGGTGTGTTTTCTAGGTATTTGCATAACAAAGTAAATAAGGACTACTAAAAGAATAGCAATTAGGATAAGACCATTGTTCATATATATTAAATACGTATAATAATTTTCTAGATAAGAATTATTATATTATAATGATTATGAGTTTGCTAACTCTAAACTTAATTACTGTATGCAAGACCACCCATACCACTCATGACACGAAGGACATTGTAGTTGGTAGCGTAGACACGGACCTTAGCGGTGGCATCTCCTCCAATAGCATTGGTGGAAAGGACAAGCTGCAAGGTAGCGTTGTCAATTCTGGACATATTGCAAGTTCCAGATGGCTGGTGCTCCTCAGGGCGGAGTGCGAACGAGTAAACGTTGATTCCGGTATCTGGGTTGCGAGTGTGGTGCTGGTATGGCTGAACAAGGTCAAAGTAGGTACCTTCACGCTCAGAAAAGCGATCTTGTCCGTTAAGCTGAAGCTTGGCAGTAACCACAGGGTTTTGTCCCCAGCAGTGCAAGTTAAGAGCGGTCTCCGCAAGAACGAAGGCACCGGCATCCGAAACACCAGAGTCAGGGATGGACTGAACTGGGAATGGAATGTTCATTGCAGGGGCAGTGCAGGTTGGTGACCACTTGTTGCAACTTGGTGTAAAGCAGTCGCCGTCGACTTCAGCTTTGTACTGAGGATTGTCCCATGCCATCGGGTTTGCGTCGCCGAATGCTTCACCCCACTGGATGCCAACAGAATGATTAGTATCAGCTCCAGGATCCTGGAACATACCACCATTGGTCTGATCAATAAAGGCGCCATTTGGATCTGGCTGTCCGTGTTGATCAAGGTAAACGCCAGCTGGTCCGGAGAAGGCAGCGATAGAGTTAACAAGAGCATCAAGGGCATCAGTGTAATTAAATGGCTGAGCACCCAATGCGGCATTAAGGTGTGTTCCACTCAAAAATGAAGAACAGTAGTCAACATTGGAGTCAGGTTGGACAACAAAGATCAGCTCCTTACAAGGGTGGTTGAAATTAAGTTTGATCTTATTGGATGAAGAACCAACGGATTCATCTCCAGTGAACTGAAGCTGTTCGATAAGGTACTCATGTGGATTTTGGGCCATACGTCTACGCTCATCCGTATCAAGGAAAACGTAATCAACGTAAAGCGAAGCAGCAACAAGGGATTTCTGGTAAGAAACGGCATCCTTGACCGATGTACCGGCAGATACAGCCCCTGGGCTTTCGCTTTTACCATCAAGACTGGTGACAGCGAAAAGAACCTCATCCGAAGGACGAAGCTCAAGGTTGATACGGACTTCGTGGTACTGAAGTGCGATCAAAGGCAATGCCAAACCTGGGTTACGGCAGAACCAAAACTGAAGTGGTACGTACAAGGTAGTCTCAGGCAAAGCATTGCGAGGGGCGCATACTGCTGCAGGGACAGTGTTGTTGGCACAGGCAGAGTCAACATCAGCGAACGAAGGGTCAACTAAGTAAGTAAGCTGGGTTGTTTGCCCGACCATTTTATTGTATCCACGCTCTTGCTCAGCGGTAAGGGTAAGTTGGTTCCAGATGTGCATCCAGTCACCATATTGGCGATCGATGCGCTGGCCTCCAATCTCAACCTCAACCATAGAGATAAGCTGCTCACCTGGGTAGTCCAACCAGCGAGCATAAACCTTTGCGCAATCTTTAGGATTGCAGCAAGAATCTTGCCCAATCTCTGGAAGAGTTACCTGAAGGTAAGTGCGGTATGCTAAATCACCATTTCTGGAGATAGTGCATTGCACACGGCGACCGAAATCGGCTTGGCCGTTAAAGGTCTGTTCAATAGATTCCATTGCGAAGTTAGTGTGTCTGCGGTAGGTCACTTTCCAAAAAGTGATCTGTGGGTTACCGGTCAAATAGACGTCTTGTGCGCCGTAGGCTACGAGTTGCATTAATCCTCCTCCCATTCTGTTATAATATTGCTAAAGAAAAAAATTTTACGAAAAAACGATTAATTAATCGAATTAATTGTCTAAAATTTTTTTCATATCAAAATTCTCCTTCATGAATCCTTTGAGATAATCATCCAAAAATACTTCTTTTTTACCTTCATGATTTTTAGTAAAAATATATGCATTATTATTTTTTTTGATAGTCCATCCATTTTCTAAAGCATTGTATAAAAACACCATTTTATGTAACTTTATAGGATCAATTGTGGTTTCCTGACAGTCATTTACATGAATATCCATTGTTAACTGGAGAGAAAAGAGATTAGTTATTTCTACACAAAAGAAGATTTGTTGAAAAAGTAAATTAAATAGTTTATTAATAGTTCTATATATGCCGGCTTTCAAACCCAAAGCAACGAAGAAAATTGGGAAAAAGACAAAAAATAATGTCACTGTCGATAGTAAACATCATGAAAAAATGGAAGAGTTTAAATCAGCGGAGCTAACCGTTTTACCTGCATTATTACAAAAAAAAGAAATGATTAAAGCTAAATTAACAACCAATCTAAATATCGAAGATAAATTAGAATTAGAAGATCAATTGCGACAAATTAGAATAGATATAAAAATAAATAAAAAAAAAAAGAAAAAATATTTATTAGATAAAGCAGAAC